CTTTACCCGTGCCTCAAAGATATGGTCTGTAATCCTCGGCTGTGAGGTTTCTGCCGAGCAGGTTGCCCTTTGTATGGTCGGAATGAAGGTAGCCCGAGAGGTCAATCAATCTAAGCCCGACACCGTAGTAGATGGCATCGGATACTTTCTCACCCTAGGCATGATTCAAGAAGAGCGCCTAAGAAGGTTGAATTCCTAACCCTAGTTTGATATACTTGTGGTGTCAGAAAGGTGATGCCATGAGAGAGTTCAGAATCTCAGAGATTGATGTAGCGAAGACTTTATCCAAGGCTCAAAAACTTGCATCCCGTGGCAAAAGCAAAGGTTTAAGTGGCGGGTTTGAGGTTCGTATTGAATCACGCTCAGAAATAGTAAATGGCGTTCAAGGCGAGTATTCAGTTTTAGTAATTGAAGGTGAGCCAGTCAAGTTCAACGGCTGGCAGTTTGTCGGAGTTGCTGAGTTTATTGAGGGCAAGGCTTTAACAAAGAGCATCGCAGGTGGAGTTGAAATCAAGCCATCAGATGTAAAGGTTGGTTACTGCGAGCATTGCCAAAAGACTCGTTCTCGTTCTAAGGTTATTTTTGTTCAAAACCAAGAAGGAAAGATAAGTCAGGTCGGTTCAAGTTGCGTAAAGGATTTCCTTGGTTGGGAGTTCAGCGCCTCAGCCTTGGTAACCGAAGAAGATTTCCAACAGGAATTTGGTGGCTTTGCTGGTGGCAGTTATAGCGGATTCGATACTTTAGGAGTTCTAGGAACAGCGGTTTGTGCAGTTGAGAAGACTGGCTATGTTCCTTCAGGTAGCGGTCTTTCCACCAAAGAAGTTGTTTGGGATAAATTAAACGGTGGCTTCCACGGGCTTTCTAAGTGGAAAGAATTAGTAGGGCAAGAAGTCACAGATGCTCACCGTGCCAAGGCTCAGGAATTGCTTGAGTTTGGAAAGAACTTTGAAGGCGATTCAGGTTACGCACAGAATGTCAGGATTGTCAGCGGATTGGCTTTTCAAAAGTACAGCACAGCGGGAATCTTGATTAGTTTGCTCAAGGCTTACCAGCGTCAAACTGAAGAGAAAATTGAGAAGAAAGTTTACAAGTCTGAGATTTTGGCTCCAGTTGGAGAAAAAATTGAGGTAGAGGTAACCGTGCTTGGCGAGAATACATTCGAGTCTCAGTTCGGATTGACTACTTTGTACACTTTTGAAAGCGGGGAGTATCAGTTAAAGTGGTTCTCCAGCCGTGGCTTAAATGTGGAAATTGGCTCTAAGTTAAAATTAAAAGGAACCGTTAAAGGTACCGATGAATACAAGGGAACCTTCTCAACAGTTCTTACTCGATGCAAAGCCGTCTAAAAATCTATACGCTATACTGAACCCAATGTGCGCTTAGTCGCCTGAGTTTTTCGTCTCTTCCGTGTCCGAGTGACCTGACGGTCACTCGGGTTTTCTATGTGCCGTCACGGAGGAGGTTTGAATGGCTCGTTACCGAGTCTTACAAGGTATTGATTACCCACCAAACAAAAGAGCCGAGGCTGGCAAAGTCGTAGATGACTTACCTGCAACCTCGGTTAAATGGCTTTTGGAATCAGGAATTATTGAAGATGCTGATAAGCCAAGTAAGAAATCAGAAGAGCCAGTTGTAGAAGAACCTAAAGTCGAACCAGTAGCCGAGAAGGTTGAAGAACCAATCGTCGAAGAAAGTTTTGACCCTAATGCCGAAGATATTGATGGCGATGGTTTCCTTCAAGATGGCACCCCACATCAACGCCCAGTTGAGGAGAAATAATGCCTACTTTTCGCCACGGTAAAAATGTCAATGTCTTTATTGATGAGTTTGATTTTTCTACCTACTTTAATGACTTCAGCGCATCTACCTCAGTAGATACCGCCGAGACAAGCGCTTTTGGAACAAGCGCAAAAACTTATGTAGTCGGTCACCGAGATGGAACCATCTCTCTTTCAGGAATGTTTGAAGGAACTGCTTCCACAGGTACAGATGAATTTTTCAATACTGCTCTTGGTAACGCAACCAAGGCTTTAGTAATTGTTGCTCCTGAGGGTCATTCAAATGGCACAGGTGCAATCATGTTAGAAGCGGACGATACATCTTACGAGGTCTCAAGTGCCATCGCAGATATTGTTCAAGCAAGCGCAGAATTCCAATCAACAGATGCAGTAGAACACGGAAAGATTCTTTCTTCAGGTTCAACTGTAACTACGACTGGAAATGGAACAGGCGTAGACAATGGAGCCTCAACCACTAATGGTGGAGCAGGATTCTTGTCAGTTCCAGTAAATACACGCAACGGAAATATCACAGTAAAAATCCAACACTCAGCAGATAATTCAACTTTTGCTGACTTGGTTACTTTTACCGTGGTTTCAGGTACCACTACAACTTCACAAAAAATTGAGGTTGCAGATGGCACAACAGTAAACAGATACCTACGAGTTAATTACACAGTCGCAGGTTCAACAGGCTCGGCTACCCCCGTGGTGGCTTTTACTAGGAGGTAAAAAAAATGCCTACATTTCGTCATGGTAAATCCACCGTATTCAAGGTAGACAATGCGGCTGGCTCACTTACCGATATTAGCAATACCCTTACAGATGTTTCATTCCCACAATCAGTAGACACAGCCGAGACCAGCGCTTTTGGTTCATCAGCAAAGTCTTATGTAGTTGGTTTGTCTGACGCAACACTTTCCATCTCAGGAAACTTTGATGCAACAGTTGATGCTCACTTGGCTGGAGTTCTAGGTCAAGCGGCTTCTCTTTCATTCGAGTACGGTCCTGAAGGCTCAACAAGCACCTATGTTAAATACACAGGAGAGTGCTACCTAACTTCTTACGAGAAGAGTGGTGCAATCGGAGATGTAGTGACATACTCTGCTGAATCGGAGATGTAGTGACATACTCTGCTGAGTTCCAAGTGACAGGTGCCGTAACCCGTGGTACCTATTCATAATAGGAATTGATTCAAAAAAACTTAATAAATTATCGTGACCAAATCAATCTAGTGTCCCAAGGAGAAAAGAAATGACAGATTTACGCAAAAACATATTTGACGCCGATGATATTACGAAGGAATTAGTGGAAGTCCCTGAATGGGGAGTGACAGTAGAAATTCGTTCTATGACGGCTGGACAAAGAGCAACACTTACTGAAGGAGTTACATCCTCAGATAAAGTTGATGTTTCTAATATGTACGCAAAAACTGTAATCGCAACCGTGTTTGACCCTGCAACTGGCTTGCCAGTTTTCACAGACCAAGACCGTGAAGCCATTCTCTCAAAGAATGGTGCAGTCATTGAGCGTTTGGCAACAAAGGCTCTTGGCAGTTCAGGTCTTAGCGAAAAGGCGGTAGACCAAGCACAGGCTCGATTTCCTCAAGAATCCTGAGAGACGGTTTCTTTTCGAGATAGCAGAAAAGTTAGGTAGGACGGTGGGTGAACTTCTTTACGGAAGTCCCGCCCACCGACCTCTTAGCAGTATGGAATTAACAGAATGGAACGCCTTTTATCTTGTCAAAGAAAAAGAGCGTGAGAAAGCGGAGAGAAAAGCGAAGGCTAGGAGATAAATGGCTGAATCACCTACCATGGAAGTCCGTGCCCGATTATCGGCTGACTCCGCTCAATTTACAAAAGGTTTAGGCGAAGCAACAAAAAGCGCTGAAACTTTTCAATCTGCCGCTCAAAATCTAAATAAAGTTTTAGTTGCATCAGGAGCGGTTGCTGGTGGTTTTGCAATCGCCATGCTTGCTTTTGGAACTAAGTCTTTCAAAGCGGCGGCTGAAGTTCAACAGTTAGATGTTGCTTTACAGGCTCTTGGTAGTTCAACCCGTTATGGATATACCCAACTTGCTTTAGCGGTAGAACAAATTGAGGCGGTTGGTATTCGTTCAACAGCGGCGCAACGAGCAGTAATTAAACTTGCTCAGTCCAATGTTGATTTATCTGAGGCTCAACAATTAGCAACTATCGCTCAAAACCTATCTGTTACAGCAAGCGTTAATTCAGCAGATGCTTTGAATTCTTTGGTCTTTGCTATTACAACAGGTCAAACAAGAATGTTGCGTCAGATAGGTATTACCGCTGGAGCAACAGAAGCCTTTGCTATTTATGGACGGACAATAGGTAAAAGTGCTAGTGACTTAACTATGGCTGAAAGACGCCAAGCAGTTCTTAATTTAGTATTAAAAGAAGGCGCCAAGGTTAGCGGTGCTTATGCGTTAGCAATGCAGAGTCCATCAAAGGCTCTTCAGGAAATGGCTGACAACACTAGGAGATTACAAGAAGCAGTAGGTAAGAGATTGCTCGCCGCTTTCACAAAAATAATTTTGGCTGTGTTCACTTTGACAGATAGATTCCAAAAAGCGGCTAATGGGACTGGCGCATTTTCTAAATACCTTGATGCTATGGAAATGCTATTAACTAAACTAGCAGACCCGTTTGCAAAAATAGCAGAGAATGTTGGAAACTTTATTGAGAAAATAGATAAGAGCGAAGTAAGTATTAAATCAATAGCCTCTTCTATGGAAAAACTTTTACCGATTGCTATTGGCTTTACAACATTTTTTGGTATTAAAGCAGGTAAATCTCTTAGTCAAGCGGCGCCTTTCTTCCAAGGTTTCTTTGCCGCTTTATCAAGATATGCAGGATTATTTACGGCTTTCACCGTAGTATTGACATCTCCTCAAATAAGAAATGCAGTAGGACAAATAATCTCTGCTTTCAAACCATTGCTTCCAGTATTACAACAAGTTGGAGGAGTGTTAGCAACTTTATCGGGAATCATAACTGGTGTAATTTCTAAAGCCTTAACTGGTTTAGCGAATCTTATTAGAACAGTTACAGGTTTCTTTTCAAGTAATGCAAGAGCCACACAAATTTTAGTTATAGCCTTTACAGGAATTGCTACGGCAGTTGGTTTAGCAACAGTAGCCTTTTATGCTCATGCGGCGGCTATAAAAATAGTTACTTTTACTCAGGCTCTTTTACAGGTTGCAACAACTTTATTAAGCGGAGCGCAATTAGCAAGCATCGCTTCTACCAACGGTCTAGCGGCGTCAATGCTTAGACTCAATGCAGTCTTAGCGGCTAATCCAATTATGCGTATTGTTTTAATAATTGGTGCTTTAGTTACAGCCCTTGTAGTTGCATACAAGACTTCTGAGTCATTCCGCAAGGTTGTTGGTATGGTCTTTAACTTTGTAGCAAAAGTGGTAATTACTGTACTCGGTTACATCATTCAGTATTTTGGTCATGTTATGAAAGCCTTGGCTTCAGCCATGCGAGTATTTGGATTCTTTGCTGAAGTAATAGCAAAGGTCTTTGAGTTTGTAATAGATATATTTCTTACTTGGGTTAAATTTGTATTGACTTCATTCAAGAATGTTATTGATGGTTTTGTAAACCTTATGGAAACAAATGACACTTTCCGAAAGATTGTAATAGAAGTATTTAATACCGTGATAAGAGTTATTGCCTTAGCGGTAACGGCTATCGTAACAAATTTTGCCAACATCTTAAAGGCTATTGCAACTGGTATTTATTTCTTTGAAAGATTATTAGATGTAGCCAAAGTTATTGCAAAGGGAGTTATTGGAGCGTTCTTGGCTCTAGGCAAAGGCGTGGTTAGTGTTTTCGGCAAGGTTGCTAGTGGTTTAGGTGACTTTTTAGATAATGCACTAACAACAGTCAAGCAATGGGTACAAAAGGTAACTGCACCATTGATGAAAATTCCTCTTGTTTCTAATGCGGTAAGTGCGGCACTTGGTGCCTTAAATGGTATGGCGGAGTTTGCAAGTTCTAAACTCAACGGAGTTGCTAAATCAATTACAAATCTATTTAGCGCATCCGATGACGGGGGCGCAAAATCGGTAGATGCAATTACTGGTGTATCTAAAACACTTATTAAAAACGCAAAAAGTTGGGGCAATTATTCTGAAGGTGCGGCTGGCGCTATTTCAGATGTTGCAAACAAAATGCTTGA